AAGCAAATGTTATTCCAAGTGGAAGCGCGACTTTATCATCAGCATCAACTTATGTTGGAAACCAATCTGTTCGATCAGCTGTCTTTGCAGTTTCAGTCGAAGTCTTTCAATCAAGAGTCGCAGCAGGAGGACAAATCGAAGGAGTAGATTTTACAAGCACTCCATATCGTATTGGTAGAAGTTTATATTCACGAGTAATAGGAATTCTTGGGCCTTATGTAGATACTGAGGGAATTGCCCAATAATGCCAGCATCAACAATTTTAAGTGCAGTCAGACAACCTTTAGCAACTGCTTTATCTAGCGTTGCAGGAAATGTTTATTCATTTGTTCCTGAAACTGTTATTCCACCAGCAGTTGTGGTTGTTCCTGATAGTCCATACTTAGAATTTGATTTAATCAATAAAGCGGTTATTAAAACTAAAATTAACTTTACGATCACAGCTGTAGTTGCTTACAATAGCAATCCAGCTTCGCTTGATAATATCGAGCAACTTGTTATGAGCATTCTAGCGGTAATTCCAAATGGATATATCGTTGGACAGGTCGAAAGACCTACTGTTACTACTATTGGTGCATCAACTATGTTGATCGCTGATATAAGAGTTTCAACCTACTACACACAGACTAACTAAGGAGCGAAATGGCTACCACCGTCATCACAGGTCGGGATGTTACCTTCACAATTGGTGGTAACACATTCGACGCACAAGCTACAAGCGCAACATTAACTGGCGAAATGGATCGTCAGACTTATGAAACACTTGATGGCAAAGTTTACAAAGTTATCGACAATAACTTCACATTTGATATTGAAATGCTAGCCGACTGGGGCGCAACTGGATCTCTATGCGAGATTTTATGGGGCGTTGCTGAGTCAGCACCAAACACAGGAATTAACACAGTAATGACAGCAGCTTCAGGTGCAACATTTACTTTCCAGGTATTACCATCATGGCCTTCAGCCGGTGGTGCAGCACCAGATGCACAAACTGTTGCATTATCATTCCAAGTAATTGGCGTGCCAGCAGAGTCATTTAGTTAAAAAATAAAACGGGAGCAAACAATGAAGTTACCAATTACAATTGAATATAACTCAGGCGAGCAAGCAACTTATATTGCCCAACCGCCTGAGTGGGCTAAGTGGGAGAAATCAACTGGCCACACCATAAGCCAAGCCAAAGATAAACTTGGAATGTGGGATCTGATGTTTTTAGCATATAACGCACATAAGCGAGAAGCAGCAGGAAAGCCAGTAAAAGGATTTGAAGTATGGATGGAAACAGTTGCTGATGTAATAGTCGGTGATGCAGACCCAAAAGCCATCCAGCAGGAAGCCTAAACAGATTATTGGTTGAGTTGGCAATAGCCACACAAATTCCAATGAGTGAATGGGTTGATGCAGACGACATTTTGACAGCTATAGAAGTATTGGAGCAGAGGTATGGCAAGTGAAACAATCGCCTACAATAAAAAAGACCTGCGCGACATTTACAAGGCTTTCAAACTTATGGATGACCAAGCAACAGAGGAAGCACGCCGTCAATCTGCTGCTTTGGCGTATTTTGCATCTGAGGAAATTAAGGCGTCAGCTAGAACTAGAACAAAGGCTGGCAAAGTTGCGCAAAGAGTCGCGGATGGCGTTAGCATCTCTAAATCAAGCAAGATCGGTGAATTCAGTTATGGATTTGCACGTCAAAAATTTTCAGGTGGTGCTACTACGCAAACCCTTTGGGGTGGCATTGAGTTTGGTTCAAATAAATTCAAACAGTTCCCTGCATATTCTGGACGGCAAGGTCGTGGATCTCGCGGATGGTTCATTTATCCAACCCTTCGCAGAATTCAGCCTGAATTGATTAACAAGTGGGAAGAAAGTTTTAATCGAATTATTAAGGAATACATCTAATGGCAACCGGTAATCGCACATTAAAGTTATCAATTCTTGCTGATGTTGATGATCTAAAAAAGAAATTAGGCGATGCTGATAAAGCCGTTGAAACTAACTCAAGCAAGATTTCAGAGTTTGGAAAAAAGGCTGCTGCTGCATTTGCTGTAGCTGCTGCTGCTGCCGTTGCTTATGGCACTAAATTAGCCATTGACGGGGTCAAAGCGGCGATAGAAGATGAGCAAGCACAATTAAGGTTGGCTGCTGCATTAAGAACCGCCACAGGGGCTACAGAAGGCCAAATAAAGGCAACTGAGGACTTTATCCTTCAGACATCTTTAGCAACAGGCGTAGCGGACGATCAATTGCGTCCAGCCATGCAAAGATTGGCAGTATCTACAAAAGATACAGGCGAGGCTCAAAGATTATTAGCACTTGCTTTAGATATATCAAAAGGTCGTGGATTAGATCTTGAACAAGTAGCCAATGCTTTAGGTCGTGCTCAAGATGGTAATACTGCATCACTTGGTAGATTAGGACTTGGCTTATCAAAGACAGAGTTAGCCACATTAAGTTTCACAGAAATTCAACAAAAACTTGCTGATCTATATGGTGGCGCAGCAGCTACAAATGCTGAAACATTTCAAGGCAAAATTGATCGCTTAAAAGTAGGCTTTGATGAAGCAAAAGAAAGTTTAGGTTTAGCCTTATTGCCAGCAGTTGAGCAATTTATTACATTCTTAAATACAACAGGCATTCCAACACTTAACGCATTTATTGCAGGATTAACCGGAGATGCTGGATTAAGCAAGTCATTAACTTCTACTCAAAAAAATGCTGAGTCATTTGGAAAAGCAATAAGCACAGTTGCAGGTATTATTCAAGGGTTTATTACATTTATCAGAGAAGCAATTGGCTTAGTTGTATCGCTAGCAAATGAACTTATTAGAGTGGTTAATATAATTCCAGGTGTTAATATCGGATCATTACCTAATCCAGCCCCATCAGCAAGAGTTCCTGGCGTTCCAAGTGGTGGTTCAAACTTTACTTATGGCGCAGGAAACCCATCAGTAACTAATGTTTATGTTAATGCTATTGATGGTGAAGGTGCAGCAAGAGCTGTTGGAAAAGTAGTTAATCAGAGCGCAGCTCGAAGCGTGCCAGTATTTAGTGGAAATGGAATTAGACTAAATTGACAGCATGGGCTCCAGATTGGAAATTAACTGTCGGTGGGGTCGATTATACTGACATAGCAATAAGCGATATCCAGCATCAGGCTGGTCGTGATGATATTTATAATCAGCCAAGCCCATCTTATATTCAAATAACTTTAGTTGCATTAAATGGTCAAACATTACCTTTTGACATAAATGACAGTTTAGATTTACAGGTTAAAGATAGTTCAAATACTTATGTTAGTTTATTTGGTGGAGATATTACCGATGTAACTGTTGAAGTTGCTCAAAGCGGTGCAGCAGGCACAGTTATTGCTTACACAGTTATTGCTATGGGTTCACTTGTCAAATTAGCCAAAGAAATTTGGGATGATAATATCTCACAGGCTGAGGATGGCGATCAAATCTACAACATTCTTTCTAGTGTATTACTTGGAACTTGGAATGATGTTCCAGCAGCTTCTCAATGGTCTACTTATGATCCAACTGAAACTTGGGCAAATGCTCAGAATTTAGGACTTGGCGATATTGACCAACCAGGACTTTACACAATGACCGCTCAATCTCAAACAGTAGATACGATTTACAATGTTGTTTCAGATATTGCTAACTCAGCATTTGGTTACATATTTGAAGCAAATAATGGAGATATTGGATACGCTGATGCTGATCATAGGCAAAACTATCTATTAACTAATGGTTATGTGGAATTAGATGCAGGTCATGCTTTAGGTGCTGGCTTATCAACTGTTATGCGTTCATCAGATGTCAGAAATGACATATATATAAATTATGGCAATAATTACAATTCACAGGTTACAGCTAGCGATGCAACTTCAATTGCAACTTATGGCTACAAAGCCGAAACCATAAATTCTAGGGTTCAAGGTGCTGTTGATGCTCAGGCTATTGCTGATCGGTATATTGATCAAAGAGCTTACCCACAGCCAGCATTCCAATCCATAACATTTCCAATAACTAACTCAGAAATTGACAATGCTGATCGTGATGATTTGTTAGGCGTATTTATGGGAATGCCTGTTGATATTAGAAATCTGCCAAGCCAAATATCGGGTGGCACATTTCAGGGATATGTGGAAGGCTGGCGCTGGAGTACTAGATTTAATGAGTTGTTTTTAACAATCAATGTTTCACCCACCGCATTTAGCCAAGTGGCGATGCGTTGGAATACAACCCCAATAACTGAGGCTTGGAACACAATAGACCCAACATTGACTTGGGAGTACGCTACAATAGTAGCCTGATAGGAAAAGGATAAAATGCCAACTACCACCAATTATAGCTGGACAACACCAGCAGACACCGATCTAGTCAAAGATGGTGCAAGTGCAATTCGCACACTTGGAACTGCAATTGATACAACTGTTTTTAATAATGCAAATGCAGCTGTACAAAAATCAGTAATAGATGCAGCAGGAGATTTGTTAATTGGAACGGCTAACGATACTGTTGGTAAATTATCACTTGGCACCGCAAATCAACAATTAAGAGTTAATTCTGGAGCAACTTCTTTAGAGTATTTTACACCTGCAACTGCTGGCGGTATGACTTTAATATCTGAACAGGTTGCGAGTGCAAATTCTGCTATTGATTTCAATTCAATTTCTGGCAGTTATAAACAATTATTATTGATTTGGTCTGGAATTAAACATTCTGGAAGTGGAAGCGCATTCAGCATTAGATTAAATAACAGCTCAAGTAGCGTTTATTCTTATGGATCATTTGGCGCAGAAAGCACAAGTTTAGTCGCCCCCTTTTCAACAGCAACAAGTTTTCCAAATGATCCATTTGGTAAAAATGATAATGGCTATACAACTTATAATTTTTGGTCTATGGGTTCACTTTTGATTGATAATTACGCTTCAAGCACAAAAATAAAAACTTGTACATTAACGCATAGTTTTGCTGATTCATCTGCTGGTGCAGCAAGGATGTATAACAACTTGGTTGTTTTTAACGATACAACAGCAGTTACGTCATTAAATATCGTTAGACTAAGTGGTTCAGCAACTATCACAAATGAAACAAATAGTTCTATTAGATTGTATGGTATATCATAATGAGTAAATTAATTGTAGATGTTGAAACTGGCGATACTGTTGAGCGTGAATTAACTAAAGCCGAAAAAGATCAACAAAAAATTGATGAAGCAGAGCAGTTAGCAATGCAAGCAGAGAAAGCAGAAAAAGAAGCAGCACGCTTAGCAATTGCAGATCGTCTTGGCTTAACTGCTGATGAATTAAAATTGTTACTTGGCTAATGAAGCCATTTTTATCTAAAGCTGCTGACACATTACGCGACCAAATAAATGGAGCGTTTGTGGGTAGGAGCAGGAAAGCTGATGGATGGATCGGCGATAATAAGCACGCATCTAGAAAATCCGATCACAACCCAAGATCTAACGGAGAAGTTTGCGCGATTGACATTGACGCTGGCTTATCTGACCAACAAGGGATTAGTTATGATTTGGCAGATCAGCTTCGACTCGCAGCAAAAAAAGATAAGCGTATATCTTACATAATCCATGCTGGTAAAATATGTTCAGTAAAGTCGCTTTGGCGTTGGGTTAAGTATCGGGGCATCAATCCACACCATAAGCACATTCACATAAGTTTTAAGCCAAATCAACCTGGTCAGAAATTTGACATCCCACTACTGAAAGGTAACTAATGAAACTATCTAAAAAACACAAAGCGGCAATTAAGTCATATTTGAGAGCTGTAGCAGCTAGTGGAATAACAGTTGCTTTAGCAATAGTGGCTGACATTCATCCAGCTTATGCAACTTTGCTTGGTGCAGTTGTTGCTCCAATAGCAAAAGCGTTAGATCCAAAGTCCGGGAGCGAAGTAGATTATGGCCTTAGTGAAAAATGAGTCCAGCAGAATGGGCTGGCTTTTTCGCTGGCGTTTGCGCCGCGCTAACAAGCGTATTTATTGGTTTGAGATATTTAGTTAAAGGTTGGCTTAACGAATTAAGACCAAATGGTGGCAGTTCAATGAAGGATCAATTAAATCGACTTGAAAAGCGTGTCGATGACTTATTTACTTTAATTAGCAAGTCATAATTTAATCATGGCGAACACACGAAAACGCACACCACGAAA